CGCCTGGTTCATCGTGTCGAGCGCTTCGTTGCGCTGGCCGGGGTCGATCTCCCAGCGCCACAGGGTGAAGCCGTGCTTCTTGATCGGCTTGCGGCGTTCGGCCGTGAGCTCCTGGTAGTAGGCCTCCTCCAGCCCGGAGGGCAGCGAGACGTAGCCCTTCTCCATCGGGTCCTGCTTCGCCAGGTCGCGATAGAGCGCCATCTTCATGATCGAGACGTTGACGTTGAAGAAGCGGCCGGCCCATTTCAGCAGCTTGCCGGTCCGCTCGTTCCGCTCGCGCTTCACGCGGGCGATGCGCGGGGCGTTGTCGTTGTTGCCACCGCGCATCATCATGACGCGGTGCTTCGGATGGCGACGGGCCCAGTCCCAGACGTCTTCCGTGAAGGCGTTGCCGTCGATCGCGACCATGTCGAGGCCGACCCGGTTGCCGGCGGCGTTCGGCCAGGTCTGTTTCAGCAGCTCGTCAAGCCGCAGCCGGCAGCGATCCTCGCTGATGTGTCCCGGCAGGGTGAAGTAGTCGACCACGAAGCGGCGATAGTCGCGGCCCCAGGCGACGACCTGGCAGGCCACGAAGTCGGCCTGGCAGTCGACGCCCAGCGTCAGGATCAGGCCGCCGGCGGGCACCGTTGCCCGCGCATAGTGTGAGGCGTTGGCGCGATCGCGCAGCGCTTCCCAGGGCGGGGCTTCTCCCCGCGTCTCCCAGGCCTTGCCGACCACGTCGTTCGAGAAGACCTGCTCGGCTGCCGAATCGCCCTTGGCCTTCAGCCAGGCCCGCGCGATGCGGCCCCAGCTGTAGAGCGGGCTGTAGGCCGCCCAGATCCAGAAGCTGCGATGGTAGCTCGCGCCCTTCGGGTTGTGCGCCTTCCAGCGCAGGCCCTCGAGCATCTGCGGCCGGTGGTGCTCCTCGATGACGCCGCCACACTCGACGCAGGTGAAGTGCGCGGCGTCGGGGTCGGCCTCGTCGAGGCCGGCCAGCATGTTCTCCCACTCCAGCACCTGCTCGTGCCCGCAGTGCGGGCACGGCACGTAGGCGTGCTCCTGGCTGCCGTCGCCGAAGTTTTTGGTGATGCGGCAGCCCGGCATGACCAGCGGCGTGCTGGTCTTCAGGATCTTCGCGAACTCGACCGAGCCGGAGCGGCTGTCGGCCTGCGTCTCCGGGTCGCCGGCCGGGTTCATCTCCCACTTGGCGAGGTCGTCCTGCGCCTGGCGGGGCATCGTGACCTGGCTGAGCGAGGCCGGCGAGTTGGCGCCGCTGATCAGGATGGAGCCGAGGCCGTCGGCATGCTCCTTCATGAACACCGAGTCGCTGCCGTCGCGCGTGCGTTCGGGGAAGATCGCGTTCAGGACCGGCGTGCCGCGCAGCAGCAGCCGCAGCTTCAGCTTCGACCAGCGCCGCGCGTTCTCCTCGGTCGGGTGGACGACCAGGAAGTCGCACGGGTCCATGACCATCGTCCCGCCTAGGAAGATGTTCATCATGACCGTCTTGCCGATCTGGGCGCTGCATTTCAGCGTCACGTAGCGGCAGGGATCGTCGGGCGAAAGCGCCCGCAGGACCTCGTCGAAGTACGGGAAGGTGCGGCGGTTGTAGGGGCCCGGGAACTGCGATTCGCGGGCGCTGAAGACGATGTGTTCCTCGGCGAACTTCAGATAGTCGATCGGCGGCGGCGGTTCCCAGGCGCGGGCCGCCGCCAGGGCGACAATACGCTCAGCATTCGCGATCTGGATCGATGTCAAAGCCCACTCTCTCCGGCATCGGCTCGGCGCGCTCGCGGGCCTCGACGGCGCCGGCGGCACGCACGGTGCGCCAGCGGGCCTTCAGCTCGTGCAGCACGTCGCGGGCCGGCACCTTGAACTTGGCGGCGATGGCGTTGGCGAACTCGGGCAGCGCGCCTTCGAAGCGGTTGATGGCGCGCGCGACCTCCTGGCCGGCATGGCGGCGGGCGTCGTCTACCTCGACCAGCTGGCCGTTGCGGACGTACTCGTCGGTTTCCTTCTCGCGGTTCTGCCGCTTCAGCAGCTCGAGCCGCTGTTCGGCAATCTGGTCGGTGACCGTGTTCGCGAGCGGCAGCCGCGGCGTCTCCGCCTCGAGGTTGGTCGCCAGCCCGTTGCCGGAATGCGCCTGGTCGACGTCGCGCGCGGCTTTGACCTGCGCCTTCGCCAGATCGACGTTGATCTTGGCCGACCGTCCTTCCCCGACCAGCGCCGGACCGTGGATCTTCCCCTCGGTCAGCCACTGCGAGACGCGCCCCGGCGAGACGTTGCAGAGTTCGGCGAACCGCCCCTTGCTGACAATCTCACCCATTTTAGACCCGTCTTTAGCCTCTGAATTTAGCCTCTAAAAACCCACTGCGACTGCCGCCCCCCCGCGGTTCGAATTACCCGCGATGGAGGTTTTTTTGGAAGGACCCGTGACCTGTTTTCGGCTTAAGGGCCGTTAAATTCCTTCGATCGCCTTATCGGCTGAGCAGCTTGGCGAGGGACTCGGACATGAAGCGGAGGGCGACGCGGTTGAAGGCGCGCTGGCCGACGCCGTAGAAGTCGTAGCGCTTCTCGTAGGAGGCCTTGCTCACGAACACGAACACGACGCCGAGCATCCCGTTGGGCAGGTGCCAATAGACACCCGGCTTCAGGTTGTTGCTGCCTTTCTTCGGCACGAAGAAATAGTTGGTCTTCCTCGCGCCGGTCCGCTTGCCGCGCCGGTTGGCCCGGTAGCCCTGCTCACCGAAGGCCCGCAGGTCCGACAGCATGCGCACGATGAACGGGCCCGGCACGTTGCCGTGCGCGTCGAGCGGCGCCTGGCGTCCCGGCACGGCCACCCAACCCGACGGCATCAGCCCCCTCGCCTGCAGCGCCTTCTCCATGCGCTTCAGCCGACGCGGGCCGCCCTCGATCTCGGCCGCCAGGAAGTCCGCCGCGGGAATGCCCTTGCCGCCGAACTCCTCGAGCCAGACACGGAACACCGGACGCTCCGCCGTCGGATTGCGCCAGCGCAGACCGCCGAGCGCCCAGCGCGTCGGCCGATCGAAGACCTCCTCCATCTCGGAACGCAAAGCGGCGTGGACGTAACTGCCCGTCCGCTTCGCCGCCTCGACCTGCGCCCTGGGCAGGTGCTTCTTCTGCAGGTCGGTCAGCTGCGCCCGGACGAGCGCGCCGGTCGACCTGATGTCGAACGTCAGCACTAGGCGAGGACGGCGCCCGAATCGTAGGAGCCCGACAGGATCTTCACGGCGTTGCTGCCGACACCCAACGCCAGCGGCGTCACCTTGTTGGTCGAGCCCAGGTCGGCCACCGGATTGATCCCGCCCGCGCCCGAGCCGATTGCATAGACCGTGCCCGCCGCCGGAGCCGCGCCGGCACCGAGCGTCACCTTGGCGCCCGGCAGCGCGACGACGCCCTGCTGGCCGTCGCTGCCGCCCGAGAGCGCGATGCCGTATCCGTCGGCACCGGCTTCCGCCGCCGTGCCATCGCACTGCGCCAGCTTCCACTTGCCGTCGGTGGCGAAGTAGACCGCCTGCCCCTGGGTGATGGTGGCGCCGAAGATGCCGGTCAAGGTCGGGCCGGAGACGAGCAGCACCTGCGCTGCCGTGATGGAGAGAGCGCTCATGGCAGGCTCCGCACTTGAGGTTTGGACAGCAAAAAGCCCGCGAGGCGGAGGCCTGCGGGCTTGTGGGACGCGAATTCCCTGATCGTATCAAAAAATCTACTCCAAATCGGTCCATTCGGTCCACCCTATTTTTTGCGGCGGCCGAACGTGCCTTCCCAGGACGTGAAGGTGAGGCCGTCGACCTTGGCGAGGGAGTCGTCGTTCCAGCGCTGCTGCCACTGGCCCGCCAGCACGCGGCGCTCCTGGAGATACCAGCGCTGCACCGAGGTCTTGCTGCTCTCCTGGCCGCGTGCCTTCAGCGCGTCGGCGATCTTGTCGAACGACAAGCCGAACAGCGCGGCGAGCAGCAGCTGCTGGCGATGCCGGCGCGCCATCACCTCGGTCAGCGTCCAGTCGGCGAGCGAGATCTCGGCGGGCGTCGGCGCGATCCGACGATCGACGCCCATTTCCGAGATCGCGAGATTGCCGAGCTGCGAGACGTAGCCCTTGCGCAGCACCGGCGGCAGGCGCTTCACCACTTCACCGGCCACCAGCAGGCGACAGTGCACCAGGTCGGGCGTCCACACCGACCCGCCCTTGTGGTTCCAGATCGGATCGCTGATCTCCACCAGCGGATCGGCCGGCGCCAGGCCGGGCGCCTTGCGATCGAACACCGTGGCCCGCTCGCTCACCAGCAGCGCCGACTTGTCGTCCTTGCGCGGCTGCCACGGCACCGTGACGACCGGCTCTTCCCGCCGTACCGCCCCGTCCCGCCTCTGTACCGGCTGCTGTACCGCCTCAGACATATTGATTTTCCTTGGTTAAATAGAAAACCGGTACACCGGTACGCTCTGACCGACTCTCGACACTACGCGCGCGCACGCGCACTACGGCCTTCGTCTATTGGCCGTACCGCTGTACCGCTTTGCCCTCCGATGCCGATGGCACCGGCACTTTCAGGCGGGACTCGTCGCGGGACTCCCCCCGGTACGCTGCCGGGACTCCTCCGGAAATGGGGGCCCGGGGGCGGGCTGCAGGGGCGCGTCACTGCTTGTCGTCCTCGACCGAGGGCAGCAGCCGCGGGTCGATCAGCCAGGCGCGCCCCTGCGGGCCGGCGAAGCGCAACGGCCGGTCGGAGGGCTGCACCGCCTTCTCACCGTTGAGCCGCAGCTCACCCAGGATCTGCGACCGCCGCAGGCCCTGAAACTTGGGATAGTCGCTGAACAGCCGATCGAGCCCGGGATGCCGGTGCGCGACGGCGAGCCAGGCCTGCTTCCAGCTCTCCTTCGTGCCGTCGGCCAGCTCGCGCCGATCGAGTCGCAGCCCGTACGGCAGCAGCGCCTTGCGGAAGTCGTCGTTGTCCGGCTCGCGCGCCCGCGCGATCACCTGGCCGACCGTGAGTTGGTCGCCGCCGCGCCAGTTCTGCGCCGGCAGGCCGAACAGCGTCATCAACAGCTCGGTCGCATCGTCGACGCCATCCTCCTGGTCGCGCAGCGTCGTGATCCAGGGCCTGAACCGGTCCAGCGCGCCAACCTCGTCCGGCGTCATCGCCCGACCGAGC